CTTTCTTTTGTTTTTCAGGAATATGTTCTACAACAATATTCCAAAGATCGGCGATTAAGTCTTCTTTCATTCCAGGCTCTCCGTTTCAGGTTCAACATTAGTAGTTATCACTGATTCGGTTTTTTCTCCATAATTAGAAATGTCTTGCATTGCTTTGTCAAGACCTTCATTGTCATTTCTTTCCCAGGCTTTGCGGAATTGTTTAATGATCTCACCATCGCTAGTTGTGTAGACAAGACTGTTACCCTCTTTCTTGAGCATCCCTTTCGCTTCAAACAAGTCGACCAGTCCACTATATGGATTCATACCTGTTTCGTAAGGAATCTTAACTTGTACACTCTCAAACGGTTTAGCATAGCGTGTTTTCATTACCTTACAGGCAGCACGAATACCTTTTACTTCGCTAATCTTATTGCCATCTTCATCTTCTTTAAGTTTCAATTTACGCATTGCTACAACAATCGAACTTGCATAGATAAAGCCCTGGCCGCCTGAAATCTTGTCATCTGGATCGAACATATCTTGTGAAGCGTATGTGTGATTAGTTGCTACTAGACCAATGTTATGAGCTCCGAACATATTAACACAGTTACGAACAAGTGCAGTTAGTGCTTTAGGCTTACGGCCCATATCGCCCTTCATATCACCTGCTTGGAACTGATTAACGTCTGTCGGAGTTAGCAACATACCTAGCGAATCAATTACAAAAAGGATCTTAGGACGATCTTCTTCGTTCATTGTTTTGTATTCTGCAATAAACTCAGTGATAGTCTTTGCCACATCGTCGATCATAGCCATATTAAGTTTTAACAACTTGTCTGGGCTTGTGTCTACGCCAAGTGCGTGTAACCACTTTTCGTCAAGTGCATTTTCTGTATCGATTAAGATAGGATAGATGCCTTGCTTCTGTGCGTTAGCAACCAAATTACCTGAACAGATAAAACTTTTACCTGCGCCGGATTCTCCAGCAAATACAGTTACCTTACCTAGTGGAATTCCTTTATTAAAGTCGCCACTGATGAGATAATTTAATGCAAAGTTGTTAGTTGAGACCCAGTCTGTTGGGTCATTAAAGCCAATACTCAAGCCTTCGATAGACTTAGTGATCGACTTTCTAAATTTAGAAATGTCAAATGCTTTTGCCATTATTATTGTTCTCCTAGGGTGAATAAGAGTGCGAGGTTACCCGCACTCTTGACTTATATTACTGCTTCTGACGATTACGAATCATAGCCAAGATGTCTTGGGCACGACTGTTATCGCCGGCGGCTGCGCTAGGAGCGGCTGCTGGTGCTGCTGTCTGAATTGGTGCTGGAATATCTTCAGCATCTTCGTCGATAGGAGCGGCTGCTGCTGGACGACTAGTTGCTTTATTAGGATCACCAGTTGCTTGACCCATTCCGGCTGGTTTGAAGTATTGACCCCAACGATCCATATCATACGCTTCGCCATCAACTGATGCTTCAAACATTTCCTTCATAACTTTTAACTCAACGTCTGTTGGTTTCTTAGGTAGGAAGTCTGACAAGTTGAACAAACCGTGTTGTTGGATTGCTGCCGCTTCGATATCTGTTAGGGCACGTTCACGACGGCTCCACTTTGATGTAGAGTAATCTGCGAAACCACCTTTAGATGTTTTAGCGATCTTAAAGTCAACGCCTTTAAGTGCGTGTGTTGGCAATTCGTCCAACTCTGGATCCATCAAAGCACTACGAATGATTTGATAGATTTGAGGACCGATGATAAATCTACGGATTGGATTTTCTGGAGTTTTATCTTCTTTCAACGGATCTTCAACGATGAAGCCTTGGAAAATGTATGAACGTTTCTTCCAATACTTACGACCCATTTCTTCCAGTGCTTTGTCTTTGAACCAGCCACGCACTTCTGACAAGATCGGACACACTGATCCATCATTGTACATCTCTACGCAGGGTACTTGAACTTGAACTGGACGTGAATCTGATTCACCTTTGATACCAGCAAACGGCAATTTGATCATCGCACGTTCTACCCAGAAAAATGTGTTATTAGGATTGCCATCTTCTAAGAAACGAATAGTCGCCTCTTTGCCTTCCTGCATATTCCAATGTGGGTAAATTGCGTTGTCTCCACCGCCTGTGGATTGTCCTGTGGACTTTGATTGTGCTTCTTGAAGTTTCGCACGAATTTCTGCTAATGTAGCCATTTTAAATGCCTCCTATGTTATGCCTAAAATGTTTTTATGCCTTGTACGCATAGTACTATTATGCGCTTTTTATTTATCAAGGTCAACTATTATCTGATAGTTTATTGATTTTGTTTCACCAAAAAAGTCTGGAATTTTACCCCCAGACTTCTCTGTATTTTTCCAGTGCCAACGCCCTTGCTTGGGCTAGTCTCTCGGTAATGTGTGTAGGTAAGTCGTCATCATCGGAATCTAGATCATAAACATAAGATTCTTTGATAACTTCCGGACGACGATATGCAACATAAAAATCAATTGCTTCGTCAAAATCGTCGTCCGAATCGTCTAAACCAAACTTACTTTGATGCTGGCTTAGCAGCTGGTGCTGCTGCCTTTTCGTCCTTGGCAGGAGTACTTTTTGCAGGCGTTGCTGCTTTCTTAACTTCTTCTGCTTTCTTAACTTCTGCTTTAGCAGGAGCACTTGCTGGTGCTTTAGCTGGTTCTGCGGCAAAAGCGGTTACTGCGATTGATGCCATTAAGGCTACGATAAGTTTGTTCATTTTATTTTCCTTTGAGGTTTGGTGAACTAGCAGGGAGCTTGCAAGGACCAGATCTTTTAGTATCGCAGTCTGGACTAACCACTCTTAAAGAGTGTGTAATCTTTACATCCGATTCATTTTTATCTGGCTTTTCGCTATTACAAAACGTGTTCATAAATGCCTCCTGCATATATATACAACGCTTTAGTAAGACGATTAGTTGACACAGAAGTTTAATTTCATTTCGCCAAAAAGAAAGGACACCGTAGTGCCCTTCTTCCGGGTGCTTAATCCACCCTAACCGCAACGAACAATCTTTACCAACTTGCTAGTTCTTTAATTCTCATTAGTTCTTGTAAATCTGGGTTTTGTTCTGTACTTTGATGTGGAGCCATTCTTTCAATCATTTTACGAGCTGCTTGTTCAGCTTGCTCACCAAATTTTTTGCCTACCATAACTGCAACACCTTCTGGGCCTTTAGGGAACGAGCCTGAATCTCTATCATAAAAGCTGTGAATAAATTCTGCCAAATCTTGAACATTCATTGGCTGTGCTTGATCTTGGCCTTCTTGTGGAACTGGTTCTTCTTGTGGAACTTCTTGTCCGTCGGCCGGAGCAGCATTTGGATCTACTTCTGCTGGCTCTTCAACATAATCGCCGAAGTCTAATTGCTCTAATGCTTCTGGGGCATTTTGCTCTAACCAATCTTTAACCAGTCCGCGAACACAACTGTCCGGATCTTGTTGAGCCTGTTGTTTGATTGCTTGATCTAATTGTGGATCTTCAATAAGGCCAGCTAGACTTTCAATGGCATTACTGCCATCAACGCCTGCTGGAAAATGCTGACCGACTAATTCTTGTAGTTGCTGAATTGCTGCCTGTTGCTCTTCCGGATCTTCGCTTTGTACTGCACTGTCTTCGCCTAATCCCATTGCCCACGCTTCAAATTTGGCAAATGGATCTTTATATGATTTTTCATCTAGGTCTTCGTTACTAATTTCTCTTGTGTGGTCATTGCGACTATGTCGTCGTAGCCTATGTCGTTTTCTTTCATTAGGCGATAGATTACAGGGAATACCGAAGCGATATCTTCTTTAAAGTTTTTAACTGTGAATTTTTCTGTATAGTCTTCGACTACTTCTTGTGGAATTTCTTCCGGGCTGATTGATTCAAAATTTTCTTTGTAAGCCTCATAATGCCCTTGCTTTGATAAACCTTTGATTTGATCACGTAGTTTGTTTAGTGCTTCTGAACTGCGTTCCACAATTCCGTTTGTTTCTGAATTCATTAGATCATTGCGAACAACATAGTTGGAGAAACTTTTTAGTTGTGCAATTTCTTCACTCATCTTGATGATACTTTCACCGATAGCATCATATGGTTTGCCGCCGTTGGCAACGTGACGTTGCATTGCACGAGCGCCGGCTAAGTGAATGAACGGATATTTAAAACGTTCGCCATCTGCGTTTTCAACAAACAATGATGAAATATTTCTTGATCTTGCACCTGGTGCTTGATCATCATTTAATGCTTGGCTATGTTTGATAATCAGTCTAGTGTCCATTAGCTTTTGATAGCTCATAGTCTTTGACCCGTATAAATTACTTTCACTCATAATACTTTCTCCGACGGTATTTGTATTTGTTAACTCGTTATTAGTGTTTGCAGTTGGATTTGAATACTGGCTTAGAAAAGCGTAATCTCTTTTATCTAGATTGTCTTTTGCAATGTCTCTGGTATCAAAATTCAATAGTCTGCGCTTGGCAAACCCTCTTAATTCTTTTAAGAAACCATACCAATTTGTTTTCTGATCTGTGTCCATAGCTTCGGTAATACCGTGGCTAAAATAGACTTTCATTGAGTTAGGTTCAGCTAAACTGATGCTAACGTGCCCAATTGGTTTTTCACCTTCCATATAGTCAAAGTCAAAGAATCTTGCTTCTTCTGGGTTGATTGTGATCGCTCCAGTTTCTGCTCCTAGTTTTAGGCCAGAGAAGCGACTTCTAACTTTGTAGAATAAATCGGTGGCTATGTTGTTTCTTGCGTCCATAAGTATATTTATCAAAACCCTGTGCTAATAAAGATAGGCAGCGGCATTTGATCCTCTGTAATTTTTTCTGTCATTTTGTCGTAGATCCTAGGATCCCAGTCTGCTAGTACATCTGCCATACGGATAATCAGCAGTGTAGAACTCACAAGATCGTCGTGTTCGCCTGATTTGGCTTTGAATCCTAGCCCACTGGCAACGAACGTTTTTAGTTCTGAAATCAATGCTCTAGAGTTAATCTTCATTTTGTTAGTTTCTAACAGATTTTTAAGCTGGCTACACGTGGACACTTTTGTTCGATGAGTAGTGTTAAATCCTTTACGGAACTTACGGAAATGCCCTTTGCGTATAGGCTCACTTAAGAATAATCCAGGAAAGTTTTCTTCTCCGATATCACTAATAACAATCAGTGCTGCTTCGCCAATATTGTTGTTTTCAACGCTGTAGTAGATCTGCGGTGTACCGCCTTTTTCCGTGCCACGCTCGTGTATGTATTTTAAGATCTCTCTCATATGCTTGACTTGATTCTGCACCGGAGTTAGATTGTGATGCCACTCTGCTACCTGAATCATACTAGGCATTTCGTAGACCTGGATAGCTCCGTAGTCGCCGCCTGTGCCTAGACTAGGATCTAATGACACTAGGTATGTGGATTTAGGATCAATGTCTTTGTACCAGCGTGTTTGTCCCATTGTCATCTTGGGTTCGCTGCCTTCGAGTTCTGCTAGTTTTACTGCGTTAATTAGTGTTTCGTCAAAGATCAAGAATTCGCAATCAAACTCACGGCGGAAACGTTCCTCACCAATTTTTGCACGTTCTACTGCTGCCCATTTTTCATCACGATCAGGATGTTCATCCCAATGTGCAAAGTACGGGAAGAATCCGTTTACACCTAGCTCTTGCTCATTGCCGTACTCGTCAAACTTTTTATTGGCTTCAGTCCAGATCATCGCAAACTGATCTTCGTCACTGTTTGGTGTTGATGTGATAATCGCACGACCACCAGTTGACAGTGTTGGACTTAGTGCAGTCCAGAACTCTTTGGCCTTTTCTGGAGGTTGCACAAATGCAAACTCATCACAATAGATCAATGAAAGGGACTTACCACGACCAGTATTTTCTGTAGTTGTTGTTGCCTGTATACGAGCACCGTTATCATATTCGATAGTGTTTCTGTTATAACTGATAACACCTGCACGAATAAAGTCGGGCAAGTTTTCATACCCATAACGATAGCGGTTCATAATGTCCTGTGCACCTTCGTACTTGTGAGCTGCGATTAGCACCTGTGCCTCTGGCACAAACATCGTAAACCACAATAAGTATCCGCAGGCACAGGTTGTTTTACCCATCTGTCGAGGTAGCATAGCAATCACATCTTTGTGACCGTTATATGCTTCAATTAATCGCACTTGAAATCCGTAAGGTACGAAATCAATAGCACCGCGTACAGGGTGCTGGATTTTTAAAAAATGAGTCATAAAATAAAGCGGGCCTGTAATAGGGTCCATACACGCTTCAAGATGTTTTACCTCTTCAAGGGTATAACGATCTTGCTTATGAGCTTTTTTAATTAATACGCCATCTAAACTTTTTGCCATACTTTATTTAATGAAAAAAATAGGCTCCGAAGAGCCTATCTGGTTTTACTGTTTGTAATTATCTTGCTTTAGCTTCAGCTAGACGTTGTGCTAGTTCAGCTTTGATCTGGGCACGTAGATCACTTTCTGGCATTGCCATTGGGTTATCACCTTGACGATAGCTGTGCTTAAACTGTTGTTTTGGCTTGTTCATTCCGCCAGCTAGTTGATTGGTCATATAATCAGTGTCTTTAACTTCTGGGCCTGGGGCACCTGTAGGAGAATTGCCAAACGCTTCTTCTTTTTCTTCTTCATCGTCGCCTTCTGGCTCTTCTTCGTTGTCGGCATCGTGATCGCTAGGACCGCCCATATTGTCCATATCTGGCTCTTCGTGATCACCACCGGCAATGTCTACACCATCAATGTCTTTGCCGTCGTTATCTGATTCAGGACGATCTTCGATATCACCAATAGTTTTCATTAGGTCAGCCATTGGAGGACTTCCCATTGGCTTTGCCATTGGTTTGTCCATTGGAATGATTTCAATTTCTGGTTCGTTTGATGTTGGGATTGAAGTTGGAATTGCTGTGTCTTTTTGGTTAATCATATCTGGATTAACTTTGGTCATCAACTTCATTAGTTCTGCAATGTTATCTAATCCTTGAGCATTAAGATTTAAGCTCATCGATGGCTTAGGTTCTGTGCTTGACATACCCATCGGAGACATACTTGGCATATCGCCGCATTCTTCGATCTGGCTTTCTGCCACTGGTTGATCTAGCTCACGCATTCTAGCCATTAAATCATTAAAGTTCATATTAACTCCCTATGGCGCTCTTCGCACCTTCCTTGTCTTGTTTTTGTTTAGGCAGTTTATATTCACCTTGCCCATCTTCTTTCTTTTGTTGCTTGGAAACTTTTTGTAAATCTTTTAAAAATCCCTTGTTAAACTCGTCACCAAAATAGTCTTTGTGTTTAACTTTAGCATTACCTTTGTCTAGCTCACCTTCGTCTAATAGTGCTTCACCGCTAGGCTCATCACCGATAGTTAATTGGTCAACTTCTGACGGTTCACCACTACCGCGCACACGAATATGTGTTTCACACATACCCATTGCTAACATTTCGTTTTTAATTTCAGGAGCGATAACAGGATACTCACACACTACTTCATACACTGTAACTTCGCAGTTTTTAAGTTCTGGAAAGTCCATTGGTAGTGCTTGAACTGGAGTTTTTGTAACCTTTTCAAAAGTCATAACACCACATTTTCCAAGGCGGGTTTTTAGTCCTTCAACGAAGTTTTCTGGTAAATCACCAGCTACCTTCACTTTGAAGCTATAGACTTTTTTGCTTTCGGTAAGATATTCTTTAAAAGTTTTCATAGTAATATTTAGTCCTTTTGACCCAATTTCTTTAGCAGCTCGTTACGGTCTGTGATCACATAACCCTGCCCGTTTATAACATCATTTGGATCCGTATTGTTATCATTGTCAATTTTCAGCTTCTTAAGCTGTAGATCAACGGCTTTTAGTTTCTTGTCAATTTTAGCTGTTTTAGCATTGATTGCGTTGCCCATCATACTAGATGCAACTTCAAAGATTCTACTGCTGTAGCGTACTTCAACATTCATACCTAGATCCATTAGATCATCGTAGGCCTTCTCTGCTTTTTTTGCTAGATTATCAAGATCGGTATCGTCAATGTCGTTTAATTCTTTAATCTGCGGAAGCCCACGAGTAATCGCTTCTACTGCTTTATAGCTGTCATCAATGCTGCGAATTTCTTCGTGCTTTGGAACATCTACAGGTGCAGTCTCTACTGGTTTAGAGTCTTCAAGATTAAACAATTCTTCTAATTTTTTAGTCATACATTACTTATTTCCGTTTGCCGCCTTGATGGAAAATTTCGTTCTCGTTTATTATGCGAAATCTAACACCCTGTTGCTTACACCAGGCGCTGGCTGCTTCCCATTTTGCCATATTTTTAATATACTGTGCTTGATTGTATTGGCTCTTTCCAACCTGGGCTGCAAAAGTTTGACTAGCTGGCTTTACTTCTACTAATTCTGCGTGTTTCTTTTTGTCTTTGTCTATGTAAACTATAAAGAAATCAGGAACATAAATTGTATACTTGCCTGTTAAAGGATCTCTATATGGAATCTGTATGCTTTCACTAGCCCAGGTTTCGACTCCTGGATGCTCATCAAGCATTTTCATAAAAATAAATTCCCAACTGCTTCGAGCTAATGGTGTCTTCTTACCAACATACTTGCTGGGATTTTTTACTTCAAAACGTCCTTGGGCAAATTTAGGCATAGATGTTTCTAGCAAATGCAGCTGATACTGGAGTTACTCTAAATCCTAGAGTAGATGATGCAGTGCGATTATTGTTCAAGATTTCCCCAACCAATGAACTTAGATCAATGTTGTCAAATTTAACGATAGTATCTAAAATCGCAAAAATCGGAGTACCGTCGATCTTAGCCTGCTTTAGCAAGGTAGCTGCTACAACATTAGCAGCATCATCATCAAACCCTTTGCTTTTAAAAAATGCAACTGTGGCATCAACTTCAGATGCTGGAAACTGTAGAGCTTCTTGTCCGTAGGTATCAAAAAATAATTTAGTTGATGCAGCACTATCGTTGTTATTAAAACTTGGTAGATTAGTTGCCATTATGCTTGTTCCCCACCTGTTGCATCAGGAACCATTCGCTTGGGCGAACTAGAAGTTCCTTGTGTTGTAGATTTGTTTGATGGAAATACTGCTCCGACAACTCCGCCAACTGTTGAGATTGCTGTGGAAATGTTTTGAGGATTACTTAATATATTCACTGCTTCTGATTTAAGTTGATTTAAACTTAAACCTTTAAAATTCTTATAGGTGTTGATTGACTTAATTGCAGTACTCATAAATCCACCAAAGCTATCAAAGGTGTTGCCACTGCTGAGATCTCCGAAGATACTTTCTAATCCATCTAGTACGCCACCGTCACCGGTTAATGTTGCAACGCCGCCGCCTTGTACACTTAATGGGCTTGGTACTGAATCATAATGCAATGTAGCAAATCCTTTAGGGGTATTTTTTCTTACAGTCCCTGTACTATATTGTACAGCTTCGTATTCGATAGTCATTGTATTTTCGTTAAACTCACTTGCGCCATAATCCATTTGACCGTGACTCCAAGTTTTAATTCTTGGGTTTACAAGAGTGTAGCCATTGAATCTTCTACGACTCATTGTATAAATGCTGATTGATTTAAAAAATGGTGCTGTAACTTTATTGTCAAGGCCGTATCTAAAATTGTCTTGCGGAGTATCCGGAGCACGATATTTTGTTGCTGACCAGGCAGCATTTGGCTGCTGACGATCAGCAATATAATACCCATAGTATAATGCCCAAAGAGCGTTTACAATACCGTTGCTATCATCGTGCATTGTGATATTAATAGGATCGTAATTGATACCTTTGTAGATAATCTTTTTTCTATTATATTGATTTTTAACAACACTGTCAAAAGTAAATTTAGGTAAGTCAGCTGACTTGATCAGCATATTAAATTCTTCCTGATGACGACCAGTATAGGCCTGGGCCTTGACTGCTTTAGTATCTATTTCAAATCGTGCATAGTATAAAAACTTAGTGCGAGGACTGAGTCTATATGACTCGTCAACGAACAGTCGAGTAGCGTGTTGCCAGTTGGATACCAATCCCTTGGGATTGATAGCACCTGTTGCAGCGCCTTGAAGAAATTGTGTAAAGTAATTGGCCATACAAATATTTATGCCACAAAAAAACCCAGGGTTAATCCTGGGTTAGTTTGATTAAAGCTGTTTAGCCTTGAGCGCCTAATGCGCCTGTTATGGCCTCTGTAGCTACCTGACGACCAACTGCTGCGCCAATGCCACCTGCAATACTTGTTGTAGCAGCACCTGCTGCCCACTGTTCCATATTATCAAAGCGGATTGTTAATGCAACTGTTGCGGCTTCGTTTGTACCGTAGTTCAAATCACCGTAGTCTGCGTTTTGTACAAAGCAACCATATAGGTTAATTGTTTCTAGTACGTTTGGAGTTAGTGTTCCGTTACCACCGTCTAGTATTTCAGTACGCATTGTAAATTTGTAATCAATACCTGAACGTGCAGAAGCCTGTTCCATAAAGTCAAATTGTTTCTGGATCTGTTGACCAACTAGTGCCTGTACTTGTCCGCTTGCATCATCACGTAATGTTAGCGTGATAGTTTCAAAGCTGTACTTACCAGCTAGATATACTTTTGAGTTGTATACGTCCAACGGCATTTCTTCAAAACTTACTTTTGGTCTTGTTACATCTGATACTTGCTTTGTTAGTTCCGTTGCGGCAGCAACACCAAAGCCTAATAGTGTCACTCTGAAGCGATACTTTAGTTTTGGCATTAGCAACACTTGGTTGCTAACTGACCCGTTAGACGGAACTGTAAAGTTGTTTAATGAGGTAATTGGCATTTTTAAATTTCTCCTGTGTTCTTGACACGTAATGGAATGTAAATGAACTCTACAGCTTTCACAGGACTAATTGCAATGTCTACCCATAGCTCATTACGATCAATTCTGCTTGCAGTATTGTTAGACTCATCACAAACAACTGCGAAGTCATATAGTGCTCTTAATCCGACCAACTCTAACAACAAGCTCTCTACTGATTGCTTGATTTCATCACGTGTGATCTTGTCATTTGGTTCAAAGATGTACGGACGAGCAAGTTTGTTTAGTTGGCTACGTAGGTAAACAACTAGACGTGCTACGTTAATACGATCTAATGCTGATGCATTTGGATCACGTGTTTTCTGACCATAGTTAACTAGACCAACACCGTTAAAGAATGCAATCGGGTTAATTTTTAAGTCATACAATGTGTCGCGTTGACCGTTGTTCAATGCTACTGTTTGGAATTCACCGCTTGTTGCATCGATATAACCAACTGCTGTTGCGTTAGTAATATTGCCACGGCGTGTTCCTGCTGGTGCAAACCAAGGATAACTTACGTTGTCACTTAGTGTAATTGTTTTCAACATCATATGGCTAGCTGGAACAACTGCGTTGTATCCGCCTAAGTCTGTTGTGAAACCGTTTGGATAGAAAACAGCCAAGTAGTTGTCGTATGTTACGATACCGTTGTCACCGTTATCTGTTACTAGATTCTGGTTTGTACCCCAAGTTATTAAACTTGTTGCATCAGCTTCTAAACGCAATGGTGTATCACCAACTACGAATGCTGTTAAACCACGATCGATGTTCAAGTTAACAAGATTGCTCATTAGCTCTGGATATCCAGGAGCAGCAATAATGTTAAAGTTACGTCTTTCTTCATCACGGATCTCTGAGCTTGTGTCAACAACACTCTTCAACTTGCTTACAACGATTGAACGTTGTGCGTGACGTAGGAATGATCCTGAACCGTCTTCGTTGTTTGGCGAAGCTGTTACCCAACGATCGTATAGTTTTGCTTTTTCTGCATCAGTTTTGCCTTGTGCATAGTCAGCTTGTTGTTCGCCGCTCATTCTTAGGTTTTGACCTGTTGAGCTTAGATAGCTATTATGGTATTGTTTTACGTTACCGCCGCTACGACGGGTGTTCCATAGCAGCATACCTTTTGGATATAGTGCAGGATCTGGACAATCAAAGTCAACATAGTCAACGCTTGATAGGTCTTTAATAGAAGCCATTACATTTCCTGTAGCTCCTGATAATCCCCAACGTGCATCAGCAAATAAAATTCCTGATTCTGTTGTTTGATCTGCGCTGTCAACTAGTACCCACTTGCTGTTTGTACGACGATAAACTTGTGGATAGTTTTCAACTACTGCTGTGCTGATCCATATATCGTTTTCAACCACGTTTGTCGAACCATCTGGTTGTTTAGTTGGTGCTGTTGCTGAAATAATTGGGCCGTTAGTTCCTGTGTAGACCTGTTTGTATCCTTTCCAACGTGTACCGTTGTGGATCATAAGGTCGACTTCGCCAACTGTTGGATTGTACCATAGCTGTCCATCTTGTGGTTCACTTAGAGGAGCACTTGCTGCGGAAACAAAGTTTTCGCTTGCCAGTGGTCTCCAACCTGAAACTAGGTAAGTGTAGTTTGCGCCTGCTGGAGCATCGTACATATTTGCTGTGCCAGTACCTGTGTATACGTTTGATGCAGCACCGTAGATAGCACCAAAAATACCGTCAGTGTCAGTAATGCGGATTTCGCCGCCTGCTGTATGAGTCAATGTCAATGACATATCATCATTCACTGCTGCTGTAACGTGATTTAAGCCTAGACCAGATATTTCGTTATAGGCAGCACTGTTGATAGCTGCTGCAATCTTGTCCATATCACCGCTGATATTACCACTGCCTGCACCTAGTGCTGCTGTAGAGATTGTGACTGAATTTAGCGTGTTAAGACCTGCAACGGATTCACTAATTGTGAAATTCTTTACAGTTGCACCAGTGAAACCGGTTGTCTTTGCAGCTGAAGTTACTGAGGTAGCGCCTTTAGCAGCTCTGCGCCAAAATCTAAATGTTGCCGAACCTGGCTCTGTGTTTGAGCCTGTGTATTCTGCTGCATTTGTCTGTACAAATAGGCTGTCTGCTGGAATGTTAATACCACCGCCTGCACGATCAAGTGCAAAATCAGCTGCGTGTGTGCTAGAATATAAAGGTGCAAGGATCGGAGTCCACACCTTAGTTACTGTGCTCCATTTCTTAACACTTACATTTGCACCTAGATTAGGTGATGTAGTCTTGATCCATACAGAACCAGTCGGACGAGTTTTACCTGTGTCATCTGATTTCCATTCTGGAACTTGTGTATGTGGAGTTTGTTGTAGTTTTGGAGCAAGGTATGTGCCTGCGGCAATACCTAACTTGGCCCAATCATTGCTACTTACATTCTCTAGGCTCAATGCATCGTTAACTGTTGAGTCTTGATCATCCTTGCCACTGAAGTAGATATACAGCTTTTCGCTTGAACTTACATAGCCATAGATGCCTTGAGCATTTAGAGGAGTAAATCCAGCTTGTAAACTGGCTAGCAATGCTGAACGTGTAGCACCACTTAGTGTGATTGTGTTTCCGTTAATCTTATATTGTTGTCCAACTGCGATTGTTGTTGCAATCTTTGTAGTAGAATAAACTGTTGGATGACTTGCTGTCCAAGCTTCGCCGCCTACTAGGACCCAAGCACTTCCTGATGGATGACTTGACGGACGCTTGTACCAAATTTTAGCCATTTCAACTGCGGCACTACCAGTTTGGAATACCACTGCATATGATCCATCGCTGCCTACACCTGCATTTGGTGCACCGTTAGCTGGATTAATTTTTGTAGTATCGTCATTTGTTAGTACAAGTGGTTTCTGTGCAGAAAACGATTGCCCTCCAACGACTGTTGACGGTGCTGCATTCCACTCTTGGATACCCCATTGAGTTCCGGAAGTGTCTACCCACCATTGTCCATCTGTTGCTTCTGCTCCCGGGGCTGATGTCTGAGGTTGTAATTGATCTAGGTCAATTCCAGCACGTACAATGAATACTGCGTTAGTTACGCCTAGTAAACTGTAAGCTGCTAATAGACCGTACTCGTTTCTCTCTCCGCCGTGTATTGGATTGTTTGTTGCTGTCTTTTCAAAGAAAGGAACACCAAACGTGTCTATCAAATCTTTTTGGCTTGTTATTTTAAATGCCTTACCAGCATTTGCTGCCAGTGTGCCTGCTGCGGTAGCCGTACCTGCAGCATTCATTTTGTTCTCTGCCGTAGCTACGACGATAAGAGGTGTTGTACCAGGTTCAGCTGGTGTGTAAAAACTCTCGTCGATAACCGTAACCGCTACGCCTGGTGATATTAATGATGCCATCGTCCTATTCTCCTGGTAATAGTTTTGCTCAATGTATTTAGCGGTGTACGGAGAAATTGGCTTCTTATAACTACATTAAAAGGGGCAGGAAAGGGGCGGTTTGATTAAATACTGCTATGAGACCACTTTGCAAATGCGGTCAACGCCCGCGAGCTGTTAATTACAAGAAGAACAACAAGACTTACTATCGAAGTCTATGTGAAATCTGCTTGGCTCACGGAGTTAATCACGGAATACCACGATGGTATCGTGCAGGGTACAGAGCAAAATTACAGTGCGAAAAATGCGGGTTTAAGAGCCCGCATAAAGAAGTGTTTCGAGTGTTTCACATAGACGGCAATTTAGACAACTGCCGTCACAGCAACTTAAAGACTGTATGTGCTAACTGCACTCAAGTATTAAGCAAGGAACAGATTAGTTGGAGACAGGGTGATCTCGTCGCTGACTTCTAATAGACTAGCAGACTGTTGATACAGCTGATCAATTGTACCATTGTTATCAATAACAATATCAAAGTTACTGCCCAGCCAAGCCCATTCACTTGCGTGGATTCCCTGCCGTTTCATTTCATTAATAGCAAGATTTGAACCCTTGTTAGCTGCCACAGCGTGTTCATACCACTCAGGTAACTGCCCACGTTGAACCCATACAATGGTTCCACCTGCATTTTTAATTGCTAGAATTTCGTTAGGAAAGCGGCAATCTGAAATCACCACGTGGTCTTTTGAGTTACGAATTTTGTTTTCTAGGCTGGCGATCCAGATATCATCGTGGAATGATTTGCGGCATACTTCAGTACCCCAGTATTGTAGCACCCAACGTGGAGTTAGTGTAGGCATTGCTAGTCGTTCTGCCCACCACGGATCTACTTGTTCACGCCATTCACGTGCTTCTTTAGTACGGCCTTCTAGCATAGTACGATCCCAGCCAAAGACATTTGCCACAGCATCTTTAAGAGTGCTGGCAAAACTCTCTCGTCTAAATTCGTGGAAGTTAACTAGATAGTCAGCGACTGTGTCCTTGCCGCTGCCAATAAAACCGCATATACCTATAATCATAATTGTCTCCTATAAGACTATTATAATATAGATTTATTAAAAAGTCAAAGGAATTTAACCAATTACCCAACCCCAACCCTGTGTAGTAATACCAGTTTTGAGATCTTCCATCAGTTTATCTATTTCGGCTTGAGCTTCTGTTTTCATAGCAGCACCGTTTAATGCGCTGCCACCCTGTGGGCCAGCAATTTGAGCAAACTTTTCACGTGCTTGCCCTAGCATCATTTTACAGTTTGCTAACGAATAGTCTTTAATCCATTGTCCTGCATAGGTATCTTCAATAAGAGAAAAGTCTGGTCTAACATTGTACACCATTAGCATCACTGATTCTTCTGAACGTGGACGTTGTTGGATTATTAATTTATGGCTTTGTGAATGCCAGGTAAAGTTAATGTAACTACCAAACATCTTGCCAACCAGTTCTTGATACTGAGCAAACAATTCATAGGTTAGCAGGCCACCCATATTAGTTGAAGCTAACAAATAGGTATTTGTGTAGGCCATATTAAATGGCTCAAATACTGTGCCGCCTTGCCCATTGCCAGATCTACTGCCAACACTTCTGCGGAAAATCTGTCGAACCTGCTGTATTTCTTTAGGTAAAATATATTCGTTTTTGTCTACTTCTAAGGTCAAAAACACAAAGCTCTCTTCCACAGCGTTATCGCTACGCTGGCGGAATACAGCTAATGCCCTTGATAATGCGGTTTCATAGTGGATCGGATCTAATTCGATGTCGATCATACCATCGCCTAGCATAGCTTTGCAATAGTCGTAAACTGATTGTTTTGATTGGTCTATTTGGCTCATACTGTTATTTATTACAACGGTAAATATACTACTATGCCAAGACTCAGCTTATACCGTCCCGAAAAGGGCAACGACTTCAAATTCATCGATAAAACTATTTGGGAGATGTTTCAAGTAGGGGGTACTGACGTCCTAGTACACAAGTATATAGGGCCCGGATCGTCATCTGCTGGCGCTTCCCCTTCTACACCAAACTATATCGGCGGTCCAAAAGAAACACAGATACAAGATCTGCTGTTTTTAGAAAATCGTGATCGTAAATACGACCCAGATGTATACCTATTGAGAGGTGTTTATAACATCCAAGATATAGACTTTAACCTAAGTCAGTTTGGATTATTTTTACAAAATGACACAGTCTTTATGACATTCCATATTAACGATACTGTGGAAAAATTAGGTAGGAAAATAATGAGCGGTGATGTTATTGAGTTACCTCACTTAAAAGACGAGTATGCTCTTAACGATCTACAGTTTGCTCTAAAAAGATTTTATGTTATTGAAGAAGTCAACCGCGCTGCGGAAGGTTTTTCAGTAACTTGGTACCCGCACTTATATCGTGCAAAATGCAAACCTCTAGTTGACAGTCAAGAGTTTAAACAGATTCTTGACGGTGCTGCCGGTGAAGGCAGCAATCAAACACTACGCGACATTATGTCAACCTATGAAAGAGAAATGCAGATCACACAGGCAGTTCTCGATCAAGCAGATGCCGATGTTCCAGCAGCAGGCTACGATACTACAAAATACTATACATTACAAACAGATCCACTGACCGGACGTGCAGAGTTAGTTACTGTTGATAACAATACCCTGTCAGAATATGATGCGTCGAGCGACAATGCTGATGCTCTTAATGCATCAACGCAAGAACTTACTCCAGACCATAATGACTATCCAGGCTATCTTGTTGGTGATGGTATACCCGGTAACGGAGCTCCGTTTACTTCTGGTATTGCATATCCGATCAATCCAGTTCGAGGACAGTTCTGTTTAAGAACAGACTATCTACCAACTCGATTGTTCCGCTTTGATGGCGCACATTGGGTCAAGATAGAAGATGATGTACGTATGACAATGACCAATCTAGGTGACAGTGACACAGCTTCAGGAAATAGATTCGAAGGTAAAGACACAAGACTTACACAGAAAACATCATTCATTAATAATACAAAAACAGATGTTATCAATGGCAATGTTGTTAAAGAAAAACAAAGTTTATCTAAAGCACTTAGACCACAGGCGGACGAGTAATGGATTATTTTTATGACGGTCAGATAAGACGCTATGTAACACAGTTTATGCGTGTGTTTACAGGTTTCAAATATAAAACAGGTGGAGATGTTCCAGAAGAACGTCACGTTCCTGTGATGTACGGTGATATGACACGTATGGTCGCTAGTGTAATTAGAGAGAACAGCGAAAACAAAATGCCCACTGTTCCTAGGATTTCCTGTTATATGACAGGATTAGAAATTGATAAAGAAAGATTAAGTGATCCTTCATTTGTCAGCAAGGTAAATGTTAGAGAACGTGCATATACTAAAGATACGCAAACGGGGCTTGTTGAATATAAAAATGTGCAAGGTGGCAATTATACCATCGAAAGACTAATGCCAACTCCATTTAAACTCACAATGAAATGCGACATTTGGACTTCAAATACGGATCAAAAATTACAGTTGCTAGAACAAATTTTAGTTTTGTTTAATCCCAGTCTAGAACTACAGACCACAGATAACTATATCGATTGGACTAGTTTAACTGTACTTAATTTAGATACTGTTTCGTTAAGTTCGAGACAGATTCCCCAAGGAACAGAAAGTGAAATTGATATTTGTTCACTAGATTTTAATATGCCAATTTATGTTAGTCCTCCAGCAAAGGTCAAACGCCTTGGTATTGTTAAAGCAATTATCAATAATGCGTTTACCGAAGACGGCAATATTACTGATCTTGAAAATCTCGTCTACGGTAATGTGCCAGGTAATTTCCAAACTACCAGCGAAAGATATAAAGTATTATTGTTTAAATCAACTAACGGTCAGCCTTATGATTATGATCTCACAGTGGCTGATCGAAATCAACCAATTTTAACTACCGGTGTTGATCAAGGAATGACTAAGATTGGTGATATGATCGACTGGAATACTATTATAGGTAATCGTAGCGGTGGTGCTCTAGTTCCGGGTAGTCAAGTATACTTTAAACAACCTAATAGAACCTTGATTGTTGGA